CCGTCGGCGTGGGCCACGATTGCAAATCGGTATCTTTGGTGCGGAGCGCCGACGCCGCGAGCTGGAACCATAAACGCCCGTGCGGTGTAGCCTTTACTTTCCAGGTCAGAAAGCACATCGTCGAGCGCCAGATTGAGGATGTTAGCAACATTCTCTCCAATGACCCAAGTGGGCCGTAACTCGTCGATAACTCTAAGCATCTCCGGCCAGAGGTAGCGGTCATCGCTCTTGCCTCTGCGCTGTCCGGCTTTGGAGAAGGGTTGGCACGGGAAGCCGCCGGAAATAATGTCAACTGTTCGTAGTCCGGTCCGTTCACAGAAACTCTCCTTTGTCAAAGTCCGAATGTCCCGCCAGCGTGGAACGTCCGGCCAATGTTTCTCCAGGACCCTGGTGGGGTAGTCGGCCCACTCGCATTGTCCCACGGTGTGGAAGCCTGCCCACTCGGCGGCCAGGTCCAGGCCGCCGATGCCGGAAAACAGGGAAAGGTGGGTCAGTTCCATATCAAGGCCCGCCTATCCGTCGTAGCAGCCACACGGAGCACCGCAGAGGCAGCCGCCGGGGCTGTCTGGGAATAATTCATCGAAGGTGATTTGCGCGTCCTCGAATGCCTTATTCTCCATAAACTCGTCGTGATAGCGCTCCCAGGACCAATTACGGCCCAGGCCCTTGACGCTCGTATTGGTCGCTGTGGACCCGTGCTCAAGCGCTACCGCCCGGCGGAATAGTTCTGGGTAGTTCTCCCAAAGGGCTTGTATCTCCTTCTTTTTCATGGAGGGGCAGAAGAAGCAGGAGCTTTTCCCTGGCTTCGGAAGCCCGGCCCGCTCAATTACTCGCACGCACTCCTCGCGGGTCCAGCCCCAAACGTAGAGCGGATAGTGTTTCTCGTACTTCTTGTCCGCTTCATCAATGGGGGCTGCGTGCTGGATGCGCCGGGTCTCTCCGGCATCGTAGCCGATGAACTTATGGACGCGTTGGCCGCTGGCCCACACATCCTTGCAAGGTTGGTAGTTGTTGCAGAACTTTTCTTGCGTGCTGATCTTGTGCTTGAGGGAGCAGCGCTTGAAACCATAGGCAATGGATGGGAGGGTCCCGCTGTTGATGCACTCCTGTTCCAGCGTCAGGCGGTTGCCGTCCTTGTCGTGGTACTGCACGGAGATGATTTGCGGAAGCCCGTGCTTTTCCAGCCAGCCGTTGAAGATTTCGATGAATTTGTAGGTGTGCGGCTGTTCTCCGCCGGTGTCTGCAAATAAAATCAAATCAATCGGAATTTTGTGGAGGTACATTCCGATTATCATTGCGGTACTGTTGGTCCCGCCGCCGAATGAAACGATATTCATTTCCGGTCACGCTCCGGGGTCAAGATTGCGGCCAGCTCCACGGCCCGCACATCAGCTTTGGGGAACAGGTCAAAAACCTTCTCCCATGCAACCTCCAGCCCGTTGGCTGAAACCGTTGCACCGGTTCTTTCCCCGGTGGTGTAGGTGATGATTGCGGCATATTTCATAGTCAGTCCTCCTCATACGGGCTTTCCAGGGACCAGTCCCAGGTCTGCCCGCCTTGCCACTCCGTGGTGAAGTAGTTGTGTACGCCGTCTCCGGTGAAGTACAGGTATTCCTTCGGCAGCACCCGGCCCACGCTGCCTACGCACTCCTTCTCGGCCATCCAGCGGGCCAGCACATCCTCCACCAGGGCCAGGATGTCCGGGTCCACCGGGTTGCTGGGGTCGTAGCCGTAGAACTGACAGGGCTGGGTCGTGATGCCCTCCACCGTGTCGGCCCAGAAGCGGTCCCCGCTGTCGTAGCGGTTCAACACGCACCAGATCGTGGCCGCCTGTTCCGTGGTGGAGCAGCCCCGTGCCTCGCCCCACACCATCTTTGCCAGGGCTACCTTGGACGCCTCCATCGGGTCGATGGCCTCCTGGTCCTCAAACTCCAGCGTGATGGGTTCCAGCGTGGGTGTCTCCGCCGGAAGCACCGTTGCCGTCACCGGCACGGTGGCCTCTGGTGTCTCCGGCTCTTGTGGACGCCCGCTCCAGGCGAACGCCGCAGCCACGGCCAGAAGGGCCAGCGCCAGGCAGGCGGCTCTCTGCATCGCGGCCCTGCGGCGGCGCTGCTGCCGCCTCCGCCGTTCAGTCCGGGTCATAGGTGCTTCTCCTGCGGCGGTACAGCTCGTCGATAAGGTCCGTGTCGCTGTAATCGGCCAGCGCCTTGCCCTCGTCCTCGGTCTCAACCGATACAAGGATAGAGGATTTCAGATACAAAGCGGGACGCGGCGCGAAGTTGGCGTAGCACACGCCGTTGTCGCTCACGGTGCCGTCGGAGTTGATGCTGTACGCGTAGCCGCCATTCGAGATCGGGGAGCTGTTGGTTGTCCAGCCTGTTGCCAGCCAATAGGGCTTGGAGGTCAGCGGCAGGATGCTGCGGTGCTTGCGGTACTCGTCAATGGTCAGCGCCCGCACGACGGCCAGGGGCTTGCCGTAGTCCGTCATGCCGTCCATGGTGGTCAGGTCGATGGGTCGCTCCACCACGGCGGAGAAGATGGCCGGGTGCTTGTCCCGCAGCCAGCGCTCCACGGTTTTGGAAAGCAGGCTGCCCGCGTAGTTGTTGTGGTCCTCGCGCTCGGCGTCGTCATCCTCGAACTGGCAGCACTCCGGCAGCGTGTCGGCGGCCACCGCAAAGGCGGCGTCCAGGTCGTCCTCCAGCTTCACAAACTCCACACCGTCGAGGGTGAAGCGTTCGCCCCGACGTACCTGCGCCAGGGCCAGGTCCTTCATTTTCATGTCCTTGTCCTCCTCTTTGGTTTACTGGCCGCTCTCGGCGGTCGTGGTGGTCCGCCGGTTGCCCCGGCGGCGGATTGCCTCTTGAAACGTCCTTTGAGCCAGGCGGGGGTCATACTCCGGGCGCTGGTTCTTGTCCAGCTTGCCCGTGTCGCCTCGTCGCAGCTCCTCATAGATCGTTGCGGGGTGGCATCCGATTTTGTAGGCGATGTCCAGCACGCGGGCTTCCTCCTGGTACATCTTTGCGATTTTCTTTCGGTCCTGGAAATCCAGGTACTTGCAGGCCATCACGCGCACCCCCTTTCCTGGGAAAAAATAAAGCCCGAAGGACTGTTTCATCCTTCGGGTTTTACGATAGCATTTGCGGGGCCAAATGTCAATAGTAAAACCCGAATTTCTTTGAAAAATTTTTTATAGGCTTTATAGGCTTGCAAGAAACACGTTGAAAAGTTCCGCAGAGGTGTGCCAGTCCAGGATTAACCGTGGGTAATTATTTATCCAGTCCTGGACCCGGCGCACCTCTTTTTGTGTTACCTTGCGGAAGTCCGTGCCCTTGGGGAAAAACCACCGGATAAGCTGGTTCTGTTTCTCGTTGCTGCCGCGCTCTCCGGGTGACCTGGGGTGGCAGTAGTAGACGTGGGTGCGCTTCTCTCCGGGCAGCAGACAGGAGCGCTCCATGCCCCTGCAATCGGCAAATTCGCTCCCGTTGTCCACGGTGATGCTCTTGAACACCTGGCGGAACATAGCAGTCCCCATGCGCCGCTCCAGCCGGTCCAGAACGCCCACGACGCTGGCGGCGGTGTCGTCGTGCATCTTGCGGATGATCTCGTCCCGCGTCACACGTCCGGTGAGGACGCACAGGGCGGCCTTGGTGCCCTTCTTGCCCACTACGCTGTCCATCTCCCAGTGGCCCGGTTCCTCCCGGTTGTTGATGTGCTCCGGGCGATGCTCGATGCTGTCCCCTCTGGGGGCTTTCGCTGCTTTCACGCGGTTGTAGGTCCGCTTCTGGTCACTCTTGTAGCGCAGCTCCTTGTTGGTCAGGGGCCACAAGTCCCCGTTCTCGATGTACTTATACACAGTCTGACGACATAATGTGCAGGAGAAGGTGGTCTCCGGCGTTTTGCCCAGCATGGAGCAGGCAGCAGACGGGGAATACCCCTCGGAGATGGTTTTGACCAGCCACCGGGCCAGCCGGTGGTCTTTGCCTATTTTCAGAGGCTTTTCCATGTTTTTCTTGCGGTCCAGGTGGTAGTCCTTGGCGACATCGGCGGAGTAGGAGATATAGGTGGTCAGGTCGCTGCGTTTCAGCTCCACCGCGCCCCTCCGGCACTCGTCGTAGACAGTGCTGTGATGCACGCCCAGATAGCGGGCGATCTGCGGCTTGCTGTACCCCTCGCGGAGCATTTTTTCAATGGTCAATCTGTCGTTCCAGGTCAAGTGTGCGCCCTTATATCTCGGCATAGGAAAACCTCCATTTGCAATACTTTTGCATAGCATTTGTATATCTTTAGCACACTTTTTTCGGCCATGTCAATAGCCCCGGAAGATGCAAAAATCCCCCTACTATCCGTAGGGGGATTTCAAAATTTTTTTATTCTTTTCCGGTCAGCCAGTCCATCGTCACGCCCAGGACATCGGCAAAGATCATCAGCTCGTAGTCCGTCACGAAGCGGTCCCCGGTCTCTATCTTGCTGATGGCCTCCCGCTCGATGAACACGCCCTTGACCTGCATCCTCGCAGCGAGGTCCGCCTGGGAGATGCGTTTGGTCGCCCGCACCTGGTGGATGCGGTCGCCGGAGATATTCTTTTGTCCCTCAAAATCGTAAATCTTCACACGCAGCCCCTCCTTGGCACCTTGACAGTACCACGGAAAAGGGCTATCTTTGTAATAAAGATTTACAACCTTTATCGTTTTGGTACAAAAAGTGGGAATATCTCACTTCACGTCCGGCAGCTTCTCCAGCATACCGGCGGCCTCCAGCAGATTGTAGATGATCTGGGCCGTGGCCTCGCGGGTGATGGGCTTCTGCCATCCGTAGTTGCCCGCACCGTCTCCGGCGAAGATACCCTTGCGCTTGCAGTAGTCGGTGGCCTCCTTGGCCCAGGCGGAGGGGTTGTCCCCGGTGTCGGCACAAGAGGTCAGTTGCTTTCTTGCCTCGTTAATATCCATGTCGAAATCCTCCTTGTTGTCCGTTTTGGTGTAGTACGCCGGGAGGCCGAAGCCCCGGAGATACTTTCCGTTTACATCGAGCGTCCGCTCCTTGACGCTATTCGAGAAATTGCCTTCAATGACCTTGAGGACGCGCCCGCTCACGCTGGATACAATACCCACATGGTCGGCGGCTCCCCGGTCGTCGCCGGAGCCGGAGTCCTGCCAGTCATAGAAAACCACGTCGCCGGGCTGTGGCGTGATACTCTCGTCCTCCTCCCAGCGGCTCACCGCATGAGAACGATAGAGGGAAATCATAGCCTCGCACCCGCATTCGAGCGGCATAATGTCCGCAAGGCCGCATTTGATAGCGACGGCAGAGACGAACGTCGCGCACCACGCGTCCGTGTACTTCACCTGATAGCCCCTTGCAAGGGGCTTGTGGGCGTTGTAAAGATCAATGATGGCTCGGTGGCTTCCGTCGCTTTCTCTGCGGCCCAGCCAGCCCCTGGCCGTGTTCACGACCTTTTGCCGCAACTGCTGCTCCGTCATGCCGCGCCGCCTTCTTTCAGAACGCCGTGGTTGAGTTCGTAGACGGCGGCCTCAATGAGCGCGTCGATGCGGTCCTCGTCCAGGGTGATGCCGTGCTCTGCCAGCCAGTTGAGGACATAGGCTTTCTTCTCCTCGCCGCGCCCGCTGCCACGGTAGATTTGCTCCGCAGCCGTCACAGCGATTTTCACCCAGGCATTGATCTCCGCCTGCTGCTGGGCCGTGGTCCGGCTCTTGATATAGGGAATGACCACGGCGGTGATGACGGCAGCCACAAGGGCAGCCGCCGCTTCAATGATGGTCGTAATATCCATGATGTGCTCCTTCCTTTACTCCACGATTTCCCAGTCGTCGGCCAGCATATCCGCCTGGCTTGCAAGCCATCCCATTTGCACGCCGGAAGTGCCGCAGAATGCGATAGCCTTGTTCCCAATGGCCGCGTGCTCGGCATTGACGATTGTGCCAGCCGGGGACGTGTAACTGATGGCAGAGGCCAGCTCAATGTGCTGGTTCTTTCCGTTCCAGCCCGCCCGTCTGCACTTCTTCCCCTTCTTCATGGCCTCGATAGCCAGCCCGAAGTTCATACTGTCGATGGGGCGGTACGCCGCCTCGAACACGGCCTTGGGGCTGAAACTCTCGTAGCCGTCCGGGTAGCGGACCTTATAGCCCTCCTCCACGGGGTCCATGCTCTTGGGGGTGGGCTGGCCCTCCTCGTAGACCCTGCCGCCCTTGCGAATAGCAGGGACCGCCTCAATGATTTTCGTGCCGATATAGGTTTTCATTTCGATTTCCTCCTTTAGCAATCTCGTTTGATTTTCTTCTCCGGTGCGTTGCTCTTGCCGAACACCACCCCGTCGTTGTGCTCGAAGATGTTCTCCACCACCTTGAGGACGTTCACGCCCAGAATGGTCTCGATGGCCTGCTCGGACAGGTCCACCACCGGGAACACTTGGCCCAGGTGCACCGTGGCGTACAGGGCGATGAGGTAGGACATCGTGACCCACCCCAGCGCGGCGATCTGCGTTGTCACGAACAGCCGCCGCGTGGTCGTCTTAATGTTCTTCATCTCGTACCGCCTCCAGATGGTCAATGCGGTGGTGTGCGGACTTGGCGCTGGCCTCCACGGCAGCCAGACGGCCCTCCACCTCTGTGTTGGTCTTGCGCTGCTCTCGCTGTTCCGTCTTGATCTCGTCCGTGTTGGACTTGATGTACCCCAGCTCTGTCAAAACGGTGCCGAGCTGTTGGCCGCTGCTCCTGTCGTCTTTCCCCTTGTTGCGGGAGAAGGTGGCATAACTGATGACAGCGCCCAGCACCGTGCATACCAGCCCCACAATGATGTTCCACTCCATTGGTATCACCTGCCTTTCCCATTGAGCATATCAAAGCCCCGCATCCTTTTCGCCCCGAAGCAGTTAAAAATTTGAAAGAGAGGGATTGCCCTATGAGCCTAAAGGGAACAGAAATGACAAATGAAGAATACTTGAAAATTCGCGCTTCACTCCTTGAGAAAGAAATCGCAGAGCAGGGGAAGCAGCAGCGGAAATATGTCTTGCAGCGCAATATTGCCCTGGTCCTCTGCGCCGTTTTCTTTGCCATAGCGCTGCTCTTTGCTACGCGGCCCGCCTCGGCAGCTCCGGCGGCAAAGGCGGCGGTGGTGAGCGCCCAGCGGGCGGAGGAAGTGGTAGCAAGTGCTAACAGCGATAAGTACCACCGGCTCACCTGCGATTATGCGGACAACATCCTGGAGGAAAACAAGGTCTACTATAAAACGCCCGCAGACGCGGAGCGGGACGACAAATACGCCTGCTCCGTATGCAGGCCGTGAGGAGGAATAGATGTGAAAAAATGTATACTATACATGAAAGTCGTGTTGTTTTTTGTCGTAGCTGTCCTGGTCTGCCTTTGTATTTCCTGGGTTGGAGATGTTTTCCGGGCGGCATCATATCTTCCTTGGTATAAACTGGTTGGTACTGCTGCGTTGTTGTTTGCGGTCGTCGCAATAGCGATATTGAGCATTCATGCTGATAGAAATGATGCAGAGCGGAAAAAGCGGAGGATGGTAATAGAAACAGAATTTGAATGGGGCGGAGAACTGGACAAATATTTCCGTTCACGCGGGATAGACACGGACGCAGACAAGGCCGATTTTGTAGAGCGTGCGGCTACGGCGGCAGCGTTTGAAGAAAACAAGAAGGGCTGGGATTAACTCCCGGCCCTTCTTTCTTTACCATTCGCTGGTGTAGACGGTCCCCCAGAGGAAAGCCCGCTGCTCGTCGGTCAGGCCGGAGAAGTCCTCCAGCCATTCCCGCACATGGTCGCTCTTGGCCTCGCCCTTCACGGTCTTGCCGTCTGCGTCCTTGGTCCCTTCCATCTCGTTGTAGGCGGTGTGGAACAGGACGTACTCCCAGGGTTCGATGCCCTGGGCCTCTGCGTCGTCGGCCTGGGCCATCCACTTGGTGCTGACCTCGTACTGTCCGTCGGAATGGTCCGCCAGGGCGCTCTTGTCGGCCAGATCATAGGCTGCCTTGAGCACCTTGTCGCGGGTCTCGTCGTCCATTCCCTGGAAAATAGGGCTGCTCGTCAGGTCGTCGGCCATGCTGCGGTAGTCGTTGGCCCGCTGGTCGGAGTATGCCCGGTAGGCGCTGCTGCCCAGGTCGTCCGCGCCGAAGGTCTCCTCCTTCTCCTTGGCCGGGGCGTATTTGTCCCGGCTGCCGATAAGGTCCCGTGCCCTCTGGGGCAGGGTGTAGTCCGGGTCCTTCTCAACGGCCTTGTTGTAGCGGCTCCGCATGGCGCTGTCGATGCTTGCGCCGTCCACGCCCATGCTGTTCATCAGGTCGTCCCTGATGTGCTGGTAGGTGTCCATGTCGCCCTGCTCCAGCGCCCGGTACAGAATGGCGTAATAGCGGTTCTTGTTGCCGGTGTTGGAGATGTTGTAGATAGCCTTTTCCATCTCATACTGGAGCGGGATGTTGCCGGTCTCCACCGCCGCGCTCCGGGCCAGGCCCCACATATCCCGCGTCAGGTTGGAGGCCGGGATGCCGAACATCTTTGCACCGGCGGCCAGCAGCCCCTTGAGGGCGTAGGCCCTGGTCCGCTTGCCCTGGCCGTCGGCGCTCTGGATGGCCGTCTGTCCGGCCTGGATAAGGTCGGACACGATCTCCATTTCCGTGCGGGACACGTCGTAGCCCTGCATGATGGACAGCGCATCCTTCACAAAGGGGATTTGACCCAGGGGGTTCATGTTGCTGCCGACGTTGCCCTCCATGATGGCGTTCCAGGCTTTCTCCCAGGGGGTCTCCTCGTCACCGGAGATGCCGGTGAACGCAGCCCGGAAGCGCTCCCAGTATTTTTTATCTTCGTCATCGTCGCGCATGGCGTCGATAAGGCTCTGGGCCAGAGCGTTGACCACGTTCGTCACCACCAGGGCCGTGGCTGCCCGGCCCATCGTCTTGATGGCCTTGCCGCGCTTCTGGCTGTTCTGTTCGTAGCGCACCTGGTCATAGGCCCGCATCAGCAGGTTGAGGCTCATAATTGGCTCGCCCATGAAACTGGTCGCCTGCTTCACCACCGCGTTGCTGGAGCGCATGATGTTGGACCGCTGGAGCACGCCGTCTACCACCTGGGTCTGGTCGATGACTTCCGCGAACAGCTTTGCCGTCTGCCGGTAGAATGCCTCGCTGCCCTTGGTGAGGCCCTGGTGTTCCCGCGCCGTGGCCCACTCGCAGGCGTTCCACAGCTTGCCCCAGGTCACGGCGTCCGCCGCGCCCGCAGGGGCGGAAAGGGCGTCGTTCAGCTTCCGCACGTTCGTCCGGTTGTCGAACAGCGTCTCGGTCATCTTGTAGGGGCTGGAGATGTCGAAGCCGCCCGCATCCTTCCGCATGGCGATGGGGGAGTATTGCAGGGCTTTCTTCCATCCGCTGCCCCGCGTAACGCCTCTTGCAAGGCCCCGCGCCATGTCCTGGGGGTCCAGTACCGCCGCCGCCCGGAAGAACGCCGTGGGCTGCTGGATGACCACGCGGATGTTCGCGCCCACGGCTGCGCCCTTGAAGCCGCCGATGGTCTTTCCGGCGATGTCCCACATGGGGCTGTCGCCGGGGGCGTTGATGCCGTTCTGGATGTCCTCCATCAGGTTGTGCCAGTATTTTTGACTGCCGGGGCCGCCCACGCGGTCCAGCAGGCCCTTGATGGTCTTGCCGGTGGGGTTGCCCTCCTCGTCCCGGAACTGGTAGTTGAACAGGCGGTTGATGTCCTCCATCGTGCAGAGCCAGGAGGCATAGTCCGTCATGTCGGAGGCGTGGTTGGCAAAGGTGGTGAAGATGCCCGCCAGGTCCAGGGCGTTGCTCGCGTGGGGCATCGTGGTCTTTGCCATGCCGATGTTCTTAATGGAGCGGGTGTTGTTGCCGCCCTTTTCGATGTTGCTGTGCAGGCCCTCCTTGGCCGATTTGATGGGCCAGTAGTCGCTCTCGGTGAACTTCTTATAACCGTAGGCTTCCATGCTGGCCTTGTTGCCGTAGTCGGCCAGCACGCCACGGGTCAGTCCTTGCAGGCCGTCCGCGATCTTCACCTGCTCCGGTGTCAGCGTCCCGGTGATGTTCACCAGGTCGCCCTCCGTCAGGCGGATGCTGTCCGTGCCGCGCCGGATTTGCGAGGTTTTGATCTCTGGCTGGACCACGCCGCCCTTGAGCAGGTGGTCGTGGGCCTGCTTGCGCTTCACCAGCTCGTACAGCTCCATCACCTGGGCCGTGGAAAGGGTCAGTTTCTCGCCTCGCTCCGTGGTGAAGGTATGCGTGGTCGCCTCCAGCTTCTTCACCGTCTTGGGGTCCACGATCTTGCGGACCTCCTCGGCCACATGGTCCACCATGAGCTGCTGCTGGTCCTGCGCGTCCCGCAGCATCCGGTAGACCGCCTTGCCCGCCTCTCCGTAATGGGAGAAGAAGGTGTACGGGGTCTCCAGGTCAATGAGGGCGTGGTTGCTGGTCAGGCTGTTCTTGGCCCGGCGGCTGCTGGTCCCGATGGAGAGAGCCTGCGCCCAGTCCGCCGTCCTGGCGTACTTGGCCTTGGACAGGACTTTCCCCGCCGTGTTCACGCTGTGCTCCACGGCCTTGACCACCTGCCACACGGTTTGAAGCTGCGCCACGCTCATGTCGGCCAGCTTGGTGTCCTTCATGGCGATGACCGCATCAAAGCCGCCCTTGATGCCGTCGGCGTCGCTGCCCAGCAAGGAGGGGTCAATGACCATATCCCCGCCCTCGGCCACGATTTTGGCGTACTGCTCCTTGAGGGCGCGGAACGCCTCGGTTCGCTTGGTGGGGGTGCCGCTGCCATCCTTCACCCGCTTGCCGTTCTCGTCGAGGGTGTACTGGCTCTCCTGGTTGATGCTCTCCAGCATAGCGGCCACGCTTCCGCGCATGGCCTCCGGGATGTGGTGCTGGTCACTGGGGCGGAGGAGCTTCTGGGACAGGGCGCTGGCATGGCGGATGATTTTGGCCCGCAGCTCACGGGCTGCCCGGCGCTCCCGGCCCGCTGCGTCCTTGGCCGCATAGCGGTCTTTCAGAGCACCCATCTGCCGCTCGCGGGACTCCCGCTCCTTGGCGATGGCGTTCTGTACCCGCTGCCGGTTTTGCTCCCGCAGTTCCGCCAGGCGGGCAGCATTTTGCTCCCGCACCTTCTGTATCCGTTCTGCATCCAAACGCTTCTGCTTGGCAAGTTCCCGGCCTCCGGCCATTTTCTCGCCCAGGATGGCTTGGTCCAGCCGTTCCTCGCTCCGGGCTTTCTGCTCTGCCAGGCGGGTGGTGTACTGCTCCCGCACCTTCTGGACCTGCTCCCGGCCCTTGGCCTTGGCGTTCTCCAGCTTCAATGCCTGCCGGTCCGCAAAGGTCTTTCGCGTCTGGGGCAGGTCGAAGAAGGTCTCCATGATCTCGTTCGCCGCGCCGGTCACGGCCTGGTCCATGTAGCGGGAGAAGGGGTTGTACTCGTTGATCTCGCTGATGCCGTCCAGCACTTCCACGATGTGGAGGAGCTGGTCCGTCGGGTGGGTCTGTTCCTGCTCGCTGAAAAACTCCGGCCAGCGGGAGGAAAGCTCCTGGTACACCTGGTCGATGTTGGTGTGGCCCTCGCTGCCCAGGTTCAGCCGTCCGAACTGCCGCTTGTGGAAGTCGCCATAGTCCGCGATGTCCCCGTGGTACTCCTTGCCGTAGATGATCTTGGTCGTCCGCAGGTAGTCCCGCAGGTCGCTGTACGCATCGTACATATCGCTGTCCACGGCCACCGCGTTGCTCACCAGGGTTTCCGCGATGTCCTCCGCCCGGCGGCGAGCCTCGGTGTAGGTCAGCTCGTCCTTGCCGTCGTAGCCGCTGGCGATGTAGTCATAGAGGCTCTGGAGGTCTCCCTGGATGTCCTTCACCGCGATGTCGGCCCCGTAGTTCTGGATAAGCTGTTTCGCGGCGGCGGTCACGGCCTTTTTGTCCGTGGTCACGCGCTGGGTCCGCCGGGTCTGGCCCTGCCAGTAGTCCCGGCTCTCCTGGAGCTTCCCGTTTCGGCGCTGGATGGCGATGTAGTCCTTCATCTGCTCCCGCAGCAGCCGGTTTTCCTCCTGCAAGGCGGCAACACTCTTGCTTTCCGTCCCGGCCTTGAGGGAGAAGCGGGCGTCGTCCACGCTGTTGATCTTGGCAAGGCGGTCCGCGTCGTCTCCGGTCTTGTATTCCAGCATCCGCACACCGGCCTGCTCCAAACCGTCCCGCAGCTTTTGGCTGCTGTCGTCAGGAATGACGGCGGCCAGCACCTCGTCAAAGCCGACGGCCCGCTGGGGCTTGGCCTCAAAGTAGCCGGTGGGCATTTCCGCCGCCGCCTGGTAGACGGCCTGGATGTCCTGGGCCGTCTGGCTGCTGATTTTGTACCCCTCCTTGGAGAAGGCCCGCATGATAGCGTCCACCGTCCTCTTTCCCTTGGACGTTTCCATCAGGATGCTGCCGATGATGTCGCTCTCGACGAAGGAATTGTCGGAATGAGCCTTGTTTCCCTGCTTGATCTTCGTGATGATGCTGCCGATCTGGTCATCAATGGCCTGGAGCTTTGCTTCATACTCGGCCCCCTCGTCCATGCCCAGCCGCCCGCTGTCCGCCTTGATCTCCTGGATGCTGCGGTATTCCGGCGTCGCCACGGATTGCAGGGTCTTGGCGCTTGCGCCCCAAGTGTTGCCGCCGCGCTCCTCCTGGCCCTCCTTCATCGCCTTGACGATGTTCTCCAGGGTATAGGCATAGTGGAGCTGCGAGAAACTGCGGAGATTGCCGGAGGGGGTGTAGGGGTCCTTGCCATTGTAGATGCCCGCCTCGCCCAGCAGGCCGTCCAGCTTCCCGGCAATCCACTCCTCGACGGCGTGGTCATCCACGGCGCTGCGCAGCGCGTCAGAGGTAGCCATCCGGTCAATTTCGCCCTTGGTCGCGCCGCCGTCCTGGTACATATCCCATGCGTGGTGAACGATGTCCTCCAGGGTGAAGATGGAAACGCCGTCCATGGAATTGTCGATGCGGGTCTGCCGTCTTTCGTTGATCTCCGCGTCGGTCCAATGCCTCTTGACGGCCATTCTGCGGAGCATGGGTTCGCCCTGTTCCCGGTAGTAGTCCCGGAGAATGTCGCGGATGACCTCGGCATTCTCGCCCAGGGCGTCCTTCACGCTCTCGCCGGTCTCCAGGTTGGCCTCGATTTCAGCCAGCGTGTTCACACCCAGGCGGTCAACCACCTTTTGCAGGGTGTCGTTACCGAACTTGTCCCACACCTTGTCCATCTTCACCGGCTCCAGGCTCTTGCCCTGGTCTGCCAGATAGGCCGCCCGCACCGTGTCCGTGGAGGCCAGCTTCTCCGCCAGCTCTGCCGTGCTCCTGGTGCTGGTGTCGTCGATGCCCATAGAGCGCAGGGCGGCGCTGTTCCCGAAGATGCCCCCGGCCACGGAGACATCCCCGGCCAGCCGGTGCAGCTCGTGCTCCACCTGGGATGCCTTTTTGCTGTTCACGGGGTAATCTACTCGCGGAGCTGTCGGCGTCCAGGCGTCGCCGCCGTACACCTTGTTGGCGCGGAATAGCTGCGGGTCGATGGTGTCCTTGCTGAACACAAGGGAGATGGGGCCGTACTTGGTGTGCCCGTCCCTGGCTTTTACAATGGCGATGGAGGGCATGGGCAGGCCGCCCAGCTTGATGGCAGCCAGGATGCTGTTCTCGTCCTTGTTGTGCAGGGCCAGCAGGTCCCGCGTCTCCTCAATGGGGGACTTGAGGGAAAACTTGGTTTCCTTCTGATTGTCGGCCTTGAAGCGCTCGTGCAGGCCGCGCAGCTCCGCAGCGTAGGCATTGAAGTCGTGGAACACATGAGCCGCCGCGCCATCCGTGAACATATCAGCCTTGCCCGCCGCGATGTGTCCGTACATGGTGGCGTTGAACTCGTCGTAGAGCCGGGCTGGGTCCGCATTTTCCAGCGTGGTGTGCTGGTGCTCCGCCACATGGTCCAACAGCACACGGGTCATCTGGTCGCTCATATTCAGCATGGTGGGGGTCCGCTCCACAAAATCCAGGTAGGGCTTGTAGTTCACCTGCCGCATCACATGGGTGATCTCGTGGGGGGCAAACATTCCCCGGTTCCGCTCCGGCAGGGTCTCCCGGAAATAGATTTGCCCACCGGCGGAGAACGCCGGGGTGCTGCCCTTGTTCTTGGCCCATGCCGCATCCGCCACAACAAAGCTCGGCACGCCGTAGTCCACCGCCGTCTGTTGCTCAGTATGGGAAACGCTGCCCTTGGCCGGTTCCACAATGTGGCCCTCGGCCCAGGTTCTGACAGGCTTTGCCCCAAAAGAGGGGCTTACTCCTCCGTGTCGTCCAGCAGCAGCAGAAAGCTCTCCGCGAACTCGTCCAACTTGGCCCGCTCTTTCTCGGTCAAGGGTCTGCCCCTGTCCTTCTCGGCTGCCTGCATAAGCTCCTGTGCCAGCTGCTCCTTTTCGGTCATTTTCCCCGTCCTCCTTCAAAGAATTTCTTGTTGTGCCCATTGTATCATCGCTGTTCTGGCCTTGCAAGGACTTTGCCTGCCGGGCCGCCGCTTCCAGGGCCGCCGTCAGCTTGCCCTCTGCGGTCTGGGCCTTTCGCTTCTCGCCCCCCGTCAACTTGGAGACCAGAGCGCGGATAGCGTCCCGGACCTTTTGCAGCAGCGTCCGGTCATCCCGGTGTTTCTCGATGAAGTCGTCCAGCGCCTTGCCGTCGTCCAGCATCCGGCCCGCATAGTCCGCCGCCACCTCGTCCATGGCCTGCTCATAGGTCAGCTCCACGCCCTGCGCGGCGTAGCTGTCGATGCGCTTCTGGATGCTGTCCTGCTCCTCCTGTGCCACGATGTCCCGGAACGCCCGGTACTCCTTGGGGGCAAGCTCCTGCATCCGGTGGGTCATCTCGTGGCCCACAATAGCCAGCACGGGGTTTTCATTGTTCCGTTCCACCAGCACCGTGCTGCCGCTGATCTGGGCATTGGCCGTTCCGCCGCGCACGCTGTCCACGAACTGTACCCGTACCCCCAGGGCCTTGGCAACTCTGTTGACCTTGGCCGCCGTCTCGGCGGTCAGATAAATGCGGCTCTCACCGTTGGCATCCAGAATTGCGTGGCCCTGCTTGTCCTGCAACGGCCTGCCGCTCTCCACAGCCTGCTTCACGAAGTCGTCATACACCAGGCCGCTGTCCGTCCCGGCCACCGGGGCGTACTTGGCCGCCTGCTGCTCCCGCTTGAGGGAGAGGGCCGCGTCGTTCTGCCCGGCGGAATAGGCTGCAAAGCGCTGGGCCTGGGTCAGACTGCCGGAGTAGTCGCTGTCCACCGCCGCCATGTCCGCGCCGTTGATGCCTGCCTCGTAGTAAGAGGCGAAGCCTGCATAGTATTCGTCGGAGCGAATATTGCCGTCATAGCTGGCCGTCAGGGCCTTGGCCCCGTTTTCGCCCAGGGCGGAGGATGCGTCCCGCACGCGGCGGATGTCGTGGGCCTGCTGCGCCACCGGGCGCTGCGTGGCCGTCTGCTGCGCCTGCGGCGCGGCGGGGGTAGTTTCCTCCGTATTCACGGAAACCTCCGTCTGTGCCCTTGCAAAGGTCTCTACGGCGCTTTTCACGGCCTTGCGCTGCTGGCTCTTGGTCATGCCGTCCTGCACCACCTGGCCCGCTGCCTGCTCCAGGGCAGCCATAGCATCCTGGTCCGCCAGAATACGGTCCGCCGTCTTTCCGCTCACGCTCCCGTTCTGGCTCGCCTGCTCCGCTGCCTGGGTCAGCAGCTCATTGGCCGCCGTGGCCTGGGGTGTCGCTTCTGTCTGCGGTGTGGGAGCGGTGGTCTCCTGCTGGGCGTTGGTTTCGCCCACGTTGTAGTGGTAGGTGGCCGGGGTGATAACGCCGCCCATCATACCGGAGGTCGCGCCCACAAGGAAATCATACAGAGAGTTCTCCAGCGTTTCCCCGGCGCTGGCTACGTCCCCGCCATAAATGCGGGGCATCTGCCACTCCATCCAGTCTCCGATGAACTCCTCCAGGCCCTCGCTCACCGCTCCGGCCCCGAAGGTCAGCGCACCGCCCAGCACACGCTTGCCCGCGTCCGTCTTTGCAAAGCGGTTCACGGCGGAGCGGATGCCCCGCTCCACGGCGTCGTCCAATGCGCCGCCGCCATAGGCATGGCTGAACGGCAGGGCGATGTTGAACATCTTCTCCGTAAAGACTTCCTTTGCGGCGGAGGCCGTGCCATAGAGTACCTGCTGCTCTAGGGTGGAGTTTGGGTTGTCCTGCCGGGCCTGCTGCGTCCCGCCGCCGAACGCACGCATGGCAAAAGCACCCATACTGCCCGGCGTTCCCAACAGGGCGTTGGCTGCTGTGTCAAGCGCTGTCTGGGTCATGGAAGCGCCTGCGTCCACCAGCACACGGCCTACGCCGCCCAGCCCTTCTTTGGCCCGCTCAATGTCCTGGGCAGAGGATTGCTGGATGTCGTCCGCCAGTTCATAGCTGGCCTGGGTCGCTTTCTGCTGCACTTGCTCGTCCAGCACCTTCGCCATCGCGTCATACTTCCGCTGCCAGTCGTCGATGATGTACTGCTGGCTCTGGATGTCCCGCTCGTTCCAGCTTCCGGGCTTTTCCTTGTTTTCCGCCAGCATGGCGTCCATGTCCAGCTTGGCCCGCTCCAGGTTGTGGGAATATTCCGCCAGGTACTCCCGGTTCTGCGCGTCGCGTCCGCCCTGGCCCATAGCGTAGAAGGTGCTCATGGCGTTGCTGTTGGAGGCCAGGGACCCCTTGGCCCCGCCCCGGATGGTGTCTCCCAGACGGGAGAAGAAGCCCCGCTTCTCCGCAGGCTTTTCCGCCGTGACCTGCGGCACGGTGGGCTTTACAGTGCGGGAAATAGTGACCTTCCCGCTGTTCCATTGTTCGCGCACACCATCAACTGTTTCCGTTTTGGAATAGCCGGGAGCCGCTTGTGCGGCCCCGGCCTGTCCCTGATTGGATGCCTTAGTGTCCACATCGCGCTTTTGGCCGGTGGAACTCCAGCTTTTCCCTGTGCTTTTCTGTGAAATCGTAACTGCCATAATGTCATCCTCCAATTCCGTCAGGAGAAGCTAATGTCAAAGCCGAACAGCTTAAATTTCCTTTCGACGGTCCGCTTTTCTTCGTCGGACAGCCCTGCGCTATCAATAGCAGCGGCCAGGGAGGTCACGCTGTTATACTGCTTCCCGTTCCAGGTGAAGATGCCCTCGTCCTGGTCCCAGTCCAGGCTCGTCTTTCCATCGCTGCCGCTGTCTCCGCTGCCGCCCTGGTTTTTCATCCAGTCGGCGTAATACCCGGCCAGCTTTCCGGCCTGGGTGGTGTTGTACCCGGCGGACAGCAGCCAGGCGTATGCGTCGCCCTCGCTGCGGATGCCCGCCTTGTACATTCCTGCGTACACGTCCTCGCTGGCGCTTGAGCCGCCGCTCTTGCTTCCGCCGGAGCTGCCGCCTCTGGAGGACCCGCCGCCGGAGCGAGCAGATGCCTGCGCCTTGTTGTATGCGCTCTTGAGGCCCGCGATCTCCTGGTCCGTGTACCCCAGGGCCTTGTAGCCGGAGAAGTCGCCGCCCGCCGCGAGGGTCTGGGCCTTTGCCAGCGCCCGGTTGTACTCCGTCTCGTCCTTGTAGGTCTCCCGGTTGTAGGCGGTCTCGTCCTCGTAGCGCTTGTCCGCGATCTGGTCCCGGCCCACGGAATAGTTCCACTCGTTGTTGTAGCGCTCGTCGCTGATATTGTCCCGATGCACGCCGTAGTCAAAGCTCCGGTCCGTGTTGTACTGGGCCAGGAGGTCGGCGTACTTGGCGTAGTCGCCCTGCTCCAGGGCCACCAGCATTTCCAGGTTTGCCCTCTGGGTGTTGCCCTCGTCCTGGTACATGGAGTAGGCAAGCTGTTTCAGCTCCGGGATTTTATCGGCCAGCGCCCCCATGTAGTTGTCATAGGTCTGCTGCGCTGCGCTGCCCGCATAGCTGCTTGCAAGGCCGCCTGTGCGGGCGCTGACCTGCCCCAGGGTGTCCTGCATCGCCCGCTCGCCGTTGCGCGTGTAGCTCTCCTTGTACTGCTGATAGGTGGGGTCCTTCTCCGGGTCGTAGCTGAACGCCTCCCGGTTAAGGATTTGGCGGGTCAGGTCGTCGATCTGGCTCTGGTAGCGGCTGGTATAGGTGGGGGCCGCCTCGTAGGAGAAGCCGCCGCCTCCGTTTCCTCGTCCGCCGCCGCCCATCTCCAGGGGGATGTAGCGGCTGCCGTCGCTGTCGCCGGAATAGCCGTAGTTGCTGCGGATGCGCTCCACATAGTCGTGGGCGTCTGCCCAGGTCGTTTTGCCTGCCGCCGCTGCCGCCCGTACCTCCGCCGCGCTCCGCAGCTCGTCATTGGAAAAATGCTCCTGGTCATATACGCTGCCGCCGTAGCTGCCCCGGTCGCTGCCGCCGCCCACCGTGTCGGCGCTGGGCGCGGCGGCCTTGCCGGTCTTGCTCCCGGTCTTGATGGCGCTGGTGGCATAGCCGTTCTCATTATAGCTGATGTTGTAGCCGCCCTTGGAGACGGTCTTGCCCGCCAGGTCTTTGTTCCTGGACATATCGGGTTTTGCCATGTCGGATTACCTCCTCTTTCAGTTGGTTTTCTGCTCCAGCGCCGTCACGCGGGCTGCCAGCTTGTTGTACTCGCTGCCCAGTGTGCTCACGCTCTGCTGCACCCCGGAGAGGGCGGTTTGCAGGCTGGAGACCTTGCTGTTCAGCCCCTCCACACTGGTCTGTATAGCGGTCATGCTCTTTTGAAGCTGCCCCAGCATGAAGTCCAGATTTTCTTGCAGGTTTCTGGTGTAGTTGCACAGAGATTTTACGGTCCCGTTCACGTCGTTGCGGTCAAACGAAGGAGGGGAGCCGGGGAGGGTGGTTGCCATGCCCTGTCACCCCCCTTAATATTCGCTGCCCAGGGCGAACTCCCGGATGATGCTCTTGACCAGGCATCCGCCCTTGCCGGACAGCCGGATGCGGAAGTTGTCGCACCGCACCGGCAGGATGGGGACTTGCAGGGTCTTGGCCCGCTCGTTGTGGGTGGAGAACACCTGTCGGAATGGCTTTCCGTCCGTGCTGATCTCCACCTTGAGCCAGGCCCCGGCCTCCAGGTCCGCCCGCAGGTACAGCTTGGAATAGCACTTGCGCCCGTGGCTCGTCTCGTCCATCTGGCACAGCGTTGCGCTCCAGTTCACCAGGCCCTCCTCGGAGTAGTCCTGCCCGGTGGTCATCAGCTTGCCCGTGGCCCCGTCCAGGAAGTAGAGCGTCCCGTCCAGATAGGCCCAGTCCAGCGCGTGGGTCGCGTCCTCCCGCAGCCAGATGGCCCGCAGCGTGTCAAAGACGTACAGCTCCCAGTCGCCCTTCTCCGTCCGCATGGAGATGTAGTAGCGCTCGCCGTCCGTGCCGCCCACCGCGTCGAAGAAGCGCCGGGTCCCGAAGTTCTCCGTCAGCAGCTCCGGGGTCCCGCCGGAGTAGGCGTACACGCCGTTGCGGCCCTTGTAGAACAGCGTCTCATTGATGACGGCCAGGGACTTCTCGCTGCCCTTCTGGATGCCGGGCACCGTGTAGGTGTAGATTTCATACTGCGCCGGATAGCTGCCCAGGACCTTGTGCAGGCAATTCTCTTTCCAGAACAGCACCGTGCTGGAGTAGGCGATGCACCCGGTGAACTCGCCCTCCGTGCCCACGGCCACGGCGTAGCTGTCCGTGGACACCCCGTCGTAGACGTAGAAGTTGGTCGGGTCGCCCAGGGCGCTGGCGTAGATGGTCTTGCCCTCCGCGCCCCAGATGCGGTTATCGCACTCGCAGATGCACGTCAGGTCCGGCACCTTCCGCTCCAGCATCACCGTCCCGGCCTCCACGCCGGTCTTGGTGAAGATGTCCTTGGTGAAGGTCAGCTTCCGCGCCTCCAGGGAGCGGATGATGTGGCTGCCATTGTTCGCGGCGCAGGTCGTACAGCCGGAGATTTCGATTGCGTCTCCGGCCTTGAAAAGCTCGTCGAAGCCTGGGTATTTGTGCAGCGCCGCCGTGTGCAGCAGATAGGTGATCTGGTAGGTCCCGTCGCTCTGCTTTGCGCTGCTCTGTACCACCATGTACTCCTTGGAGCTGTCGCAGTCGTATTGAATGTAATCGCCCGCCTTGAGCTTGTCCGGGGTCCCTGCGGTCCCGCCGCTCATAGTCAGCGCTCCCGTGGTCTTGTCCACGCTGGCCCCGGTGTAGGCGGTGATGGATGTGTCGGCGGCCACACTGCCCTTGGTCTCTGCTTTTTCCGCCGCCTGGTCGATGTAGCTCTGCTCCGGCACGGTCAGGGTGTTGGCCGTGAAGGTCACGTCGCCGGGGAAGCCGGGGTATTCCGCCGCCAGCATCCCAAACTTCTCTGCCTCCGTGTCGTAGTAGACCTTATCGGGGAAAATGACGATTTTGGTGTTGATGGTGGCAAACTGCTTTTCGCCCGCAGTCACATGGCCCACCACCTTGCCGTCATAGAGAAAGTCGGTCCCGTCCACCACGCACAGCTTCCCCCGTGCGTACAGCCCCGTGGGGCTGGTGTAGGTCCCGGCGGTTTTGCGCCCGTCCCGCTGACTGAGGCACGGGAAGCGGGCGGAGGAGAGGCCCCAGCTCTCTGCCAGCTCGCCGTCTCCGGCTCCCTGGCCGTAGTTCAGCCCGGCAAAGGCGATGATCTGCTTGCGGTTCTTGCCGGTCGCCGCCGTCATGTATGGCAGGTTCATCTCGCCCCTCCTCCTAAAATAGACCCGTAAGGCCCCCGCCGCCGATGGGCAGGTGCCTGCGGTGATACTGTTTCCGCCATTCGTCCAGCGCCGCGTTGTACGCCAGGGCGGAGTTGTTGTAGTTGTCGGCCTCCCGGTTGTAGAAGTCCACCTTGCTCATAAGGTACAGGTCGTACAGCCCGTCGTAGGGGGCCTCCACCAGCAGGGGCTTGTCCCCGTCCTCCGGGAACGCCTTGGGAAAGTCCGGCAGGTCGGTCCAGCCGCACGCCGGACACAGGTTGCTGTCCATCACCCGGTCATAGGTGATCTCCGTCCCGCCGCAGGTGGGACAGACGGCGACGGGTCCCTTGGCCCCGCGCCCGCTCGTGAGCTGGTGCCGCAGGATGGTCTCCCGGTAGAGCTGTCCGTCCAGCTCCAGCAGCCACGCCGCCTTGGTCTCGTCGTCGATGGCGTCCGGCCTCGCCCGGTTCACCCGTTCGATAACTTCATTGATGCTCGGCATACCGCCGCCTCCTCTCATAGAATTTGCCGGGCAGCGGCACGCCGCCGCCCGGCCTTCTGGTCCGTCTCTTATACCGCTTTCACCCACAGGCCGTTGTTCTTCACATACAGCCCGCCGTCGTTGCCCGGCACGCTCTCAACCGTGTAGCATCCATCGCTGTCTGTGCTGTCAGATACAACGATAGAAGATTTAAGATTAAAAGCGGGACGCGGCGCGAAGTTGGCGTAGTACACGCGGCTGGAGTCCACGGTGCCGTCGGTGCGGATGAGGTACGCGCTGCTGTCATTCGAGACCGGGGAGCGCAGGCCCCAGTAGACGGCGGTCGCCGTCTCGTCCAGATAGGCGATGCGCTTTGCGTTGTCGGAGAAATAGCTGAACGCCTTGCCCTCCGTCTGCCAGCCGCTCACGCCCGCCTCCGTGCAGGAGATGGCAAAGCCCTTGCGGTAGATCGTGTGCAGCGTCGCCACCTGGTTGCCCTCCGCCACCACAATGGGGACGGGGACCAGGCACTCCCGGATTTTCTCGTCCAGCTTCAGCGGCCAGATGCCGTCACAGAAGTTGTCCATGGTGCAGCCGAAGTAACGGTTTTTGTAGCCGTTGCTGTCGGATGCGTTCCATGCGATCTCACTGAAAGCATCCTTGCGGATAAGGGTCACGCCCGTGCCGGTGCCGTAGTGGTCATTGTCCAGCTTGATGAACTTGGTGGGCTTGCTGTTTTCCGCCAGCTTCACCAGGCTGCCGTTTGCCAGATTGGAAAGTAACTGTCCCATATCGTTTTGTTCTCCTTTCGTCAGGTCCGGGCCGGGCAGCGGGGATGCCCGCCGCCCGCCTGGCCTCGTCTGCGCGGTCCAGAGCCATCAACAACCTGGACCGCATTTCTCTGCGGAGCTGCTTTGTGTCGCCGTGCTTGGCGTGTGCCTCCCAGGCGGTAAAGCTCTCCATGATTTTCTCCCGCGACACCTCGCCCGCTGCGTACTGCTTCTCCCACAGCCGGATGCGTCGTTTCATCCGCTTGATGGAGGAGTAGCGCAGCTTGCTGACCACCTGGCCCGTCCGGGTCAGATAGGTGTGGAAGCCGCAGAAGTCGATGCCGTTTTGCAAGGGGAAGATGTTGGTCTTGTCGTTCAGCTCCAGGCCCAGCTTGGCAAATTCAAGCCTTGCAAGGCGCAGAGCCTCAACCGCTGTCGCCTTATCCGGGCAGATCACACACCAGTCGTCCATATACATCCCTGCCAGCGGCAGGTGCAGCTTCTCACCCACATAGTGCATGAAGGAGCTGACGTAGAACACCGCGTAGATGTGGCTCGTCTGGTGTCCCAGGGCCAGGCCCTCGTCCACGGCGTCGATGTATCGCCACATCAGCGACCGGATGTCCGGGTCGGGAAACCGGGGTTCCAGCGCGGCCTTGAGCCGCCGGTGGTCGATGCTCTGGAAGAAGTGGCGGATGTCGCCCTTGATGACCCAGCCCTCGGCGTAGTCCCATTCCTCCATGGGCCGGTGTGGCAGACCGGCGGCCTTGCGTGCCGCCTCGTCCGCTCCCTTCCGCCGCAGGAAATAGGTCCTCATGTGCCGTTTCAGCATCTCCAGCCCGTAATGGGTCCCCTTGCCGTACTGGGCCGCGTAGGTGTTCAGCGTGAAGCTCCGGGCCAGCTCGTCGTAGACGATGTAATCCGTGAGCGCGTGCTGCACCACCTTGTCCCGGAACGTCGGGGCCTGGATAAGCCGCTTCTTGGGTTCGTAGATATAGAACGCGTCCAGCGGGTCCGGCTGGTGCGTCCCTTGCAAAAGCGATTTTGAGAGTATCAGCAGCTCCTCGATTGCGCTGTACTCAAAGGGTGCCGTACTCTTTTTGCCCCTCTTGCACCGTCTGGCCCGGTGGTAGGCCGTCCATAGGGTGTCAAAGGAGCATAGTTCATGATAGGTCATATCACACATCCTTGCTTGGTTTTCGGATGGTGGAGCGCAGGTCCGGCATCGCTGATAGCGGTCAGTATCTCCCTCCGCCGGAGGTGTCCGGGGCTTTCCCCGGTAGCGAGCCTGGCAGCGTCGGTGCCATGTGTTTATCCCCCGTGTTCATGTCCACGGACGACGGGATATAGCCTCCTTTGATGATGGGCCTCTGCTTTCGCCGCAAGGGCTACTTGTACACGGTAATTCCATCAGAGCGGGACGCGGCGCGAAGTTGGCGTTGTACACGTTGTTGTTGTTCACGGTGCCGTCGGTGTTGATGTTGTACGCGTTGTTGTCATTCGAGTTCGGGGAGCGCAGGCCCCAGTTGACGGCGCGAACAGGCTATACCCCAATGAAAGGCAGCTATCGCCGCCGAACATCCTCTCTCGCCTGGGCAGCGCGGCTCCGGTCCTTCTCGTACCAGGCGGCGCACATATAGCGCACCGTCATCACCGCCTTGCTCCAGGTCGCGGCCTTTTGGCCGCTCACGCCGGGGTACTGCTTGCTTTCTGCCATCCGCAGTATCTTCCGCTCCAGCTTCTTGCACGCGCAAAGGGCCTCCCGCTGCATCGCCAGCCGCTCCGCCGGTCTCTCCCGCAGGTCAATGAGGTTTGCGCCCTCAATGCACGAGCAGATGGCCTCTGCACCGTTCATCAGGGCCGTTCCGGTGGTGTAGCGGTATTTCTTGGGGATGACCTTCTCATTGGCGCAGGCGTCTGCCGTGTAAAGCCACATATCAGCCGCCTTGTTGCCCAGCTTGAAGTCATCGGTCTGTCTGTCAGCCATCGGGGCACCCTCGCTTTCGTGCTGCATCCAGCAGTTCGTCGCAGCCCTCTGCCTCCAGCACCAGGTCCGGTCCCAGCCGGATGGTCACGGTCTCGCCGGTGGGGGAGCGCCCGGTCAGCACCAGGCTGTCCTCCCGGCATATCCGGCAGGGCTGCTCCAGCTCCGCCAGGAGGTTGGAGATCAGGCAGGAAGCCTCCGCCCAGTCCTTACACGCTGCCCGCCGCATCCATGGCCTCCACGGGAGCTTTCTCAACCACGGCCTTGTCCGCACTGGGGGTTTTGTCAACCACGGCCTTGTCCGCGCTGTTGGCCTCCAGGGTCATCTTGAGGGTGGTAAGCTGTTCGTTGAGGCGTGCAAGGGCGCTCTGGGCGCTTTCCTTCTCGCTCTTCTCGTGGGACAGCTTGGCCTCCAGCTCCGCCACCTGGGCCGTCAGGGCGGCAACGTCGCTGTCCTCGCTGGTGCGGGTCAGTTTCAGCCCGTGGGAGACCACGCGGAAGGGGCCGGTGTAGGTCGCCGTGGTGCTGCCGTCCTCGGCCAGCACCTCAATGGGACCGGCACAGAACGCGGCCAGGGCCTCGTCGCTGATGCCGCCGGGCAGCTCTGCCACCACGGCCTGGCGGGGGACCCCGCCGATGTTCTCCGTCACCACCGTGAAGCCCTTGTCGCTGACGGTGTGATTGCCTGCTTTAATCATGTTCGTGTCCTCCTCTTATCCGATGTTGATGTAAACGTCGCCGTTGGCCCCCAGGCTGGAGGCGGGAGCGCCGTTGCCGAAGTAGATGTTGCGGAAGCCCTTGGTGCTGCCGCTGGTGGGCGACACGCCGGACACGCCGCCGGTGAACGCTCCGCCCGTCTTGGGCATTTTCTGGTCTGCATAGGCAAAAATGTCCTGGGCCTTGCCCTTGGGGTCATAGACCGCCTTGGTCATGTCGCCGGGGTTTACGGCGTCCGCGCCCTTGGGGATGCCGAAGTCGAAGATGGGGGCAGCGTCCGGGCTTCCGGCCCGCCGCTTCACCGTGGCCGCACTTCCGGCGGCCAGCGTGGTGGTCGTCCCCACCTGGATGTTAGGGGTAGAGCCGTCGGCACCGGCGGGTCCCTGTGCGCCGGTCGCGCCGGTCGCGCCCTTGGCCCCGGTCTCACCCTGGGGTCCCTGGATGCCCTGCTCTCCCTTCGGGCCTTGAGCGCCGGTCGCGCCCTGCGGGCCTCTTGCACCCTGCACGCCCTGGGGTCCCTGCGGACCCACAACCTTGCCCAGATCAATGGTAGGCATAGATGGTTCCTCCTTCCGTCAGATGTTTAGGCATAGATGCCCTGCATCGTTGATGTAATAGTCCGGGGCCTCGTTGCCGGTGTAGGTACACAGCAGATGCCCCTCGTCGGTCACGCTGAAATTGACCATGCCAGCCGTCTGCACGGCCACGCCGTCGATGCCGCGCGGTCCTTGCGGCCCCTGCACGCCCTGGGGTCCTTCCGGTCCCGTGGGTCCAACCGGGCCAGCAGCGCCTTGCACGCCCTGGGGTCCCTGGATGCCTTGGATGCCCTGGACGCCGCGCTCGCCGGTCAGTCCGCGCTCGCCCTGGATGCCCTGCTTGCCGGTCTTGCCCTGGGGTCCCTCTGCGCCCTGTTCTCCCTGGTCGCCCTTGGAGGCGATAAGCAGCCAGTGGGCACCCTCCACGCCTCCGGCCACGTCCAGCTCCGGGGCCACGCCCTTGCACGCTGCCTTGCAGATGTAGGAGCTGCCCAGCCTGCTCACCTTCTGGAGGGGCAGATAGGTCTTTGCGCTGTCATAGGCTTCCCACACCTTCACGGCCTCCTCGGCCTGCTCCAGCGCCTCGATGGCGTTTCCCACCAGGGTGCTCACCTGGGGTACAATGCCGTCGATCTGGGTCTGGAGTTGCTGCGCCTGGGTGGGCGTCGGCTCTTTCGGCGTGGTGTAGGCGTCGTTCGGCTTCACCAGCAGATGGTCCGTCACCGTGATGGCAACGGCGGTGGGGTCGCTCTCCCGGAAGCCCTCAATGGTAAAGCTGCACCAGCCCTCCAGGGCCAGCGGCTCCGCCGGAATGGCCGTGTCGAAGGTCAGCGGGTCCTTCTTTGCCACCAGGTCCTCCACGCTGTTGTACAGCAGCACCGCCACGGGGCTTTCGCCCAGGGCGTTGCGCCAGATGATGCGCTTGGAGAACGCCTCCCAGTCATCGCTCATAACGATGTGCAGGCCGGTCACATTGGCCTCGCCCTGCACGCCCGCGTTCTTGCTGTCCTTGCGGACAAATTCGCCGGTCACGGTCACATTGATGGTCCTGTCCATAGGGGGTCTACCTCCTTTCTGTATGATAAAAGGCGCGGCGGGGCGGAAGGGTCGGTCCCTCCATACCTCGCCGCGCCGTGTCGCAGCCGCTTTTAGGGTCTCGCGGTGTGCCTGTTCAGTTAGATGTTGCGGGCCTTGGCCTCGGCAGCGTAGGCGCTGCTCTCGCGCTCAATGAGGTTTGCGGTGGCGTTGTCCTGGGCCATGCTCTGCTCCAGGACCTCCGCCACATAGGCGGGCACCTGCACGGTCTCGCCGCGCTTGATCTGGAAGCTGCGGCCATTGACGGCCACAAAAACGTCATCCTTGTACTTGTCGTTGTCCTTGAACAGACGGATGGGCACAAGGTCGTTCGGCTTGGGCGCGGCGGGGGCGGTCTCTTTTGCCGCCTCCAGGGTCTCCTTGGCTTTGGCCTGGGCCTCTGCCACAATGGCAGCAGCTTCCGCCCTGGCCTTGGCGATGATGTCCTCCGCCTCGGCGGCGGGGGTAGCCTGCGTGGTGGCCTGCTGCTCATTGGCAGCAGCTTCTTTCTTGGCAGCCATAGTGTAAATACCTCCTGTTGGTCAGAATGTGGGGCCGCCCGCCGTAAAGCAGGCGGCCCCGGTGATTAGCTGTTGAAGGTGGAGCAGGTCTCGATTCGGACCATGTACGCCTCCACCAGGCGCTCGGCCACCTTGGTGGCTTTCCAGCCTGCGGTGGCGCGCTGGTCCAGGGGGTCGGCAGTACCGGCAGAGCCGAGCTGCTTCACGATGTGCTGGAGACCGCCGCCGGTGATCTCGGTCACGCCGTAGGCGTCCGCACCCAGAATGAGGGTGGAGTACACGTCACGGGCGGATGCCTTGGGGGTGACGGTGCCGCTGGCGGTGGTGCCGGTCTCGTAGTCCTTGCCCGCGTGGGTAAAGACCTTGGCCTCGCTGGTCTCCACGAAGCGGACGCCCTCGATGCGTCCGATCTCGCCCTCGTAGATGCCGTCGGGGTCGGAGTAGGTCTTGACGTTCACCCACTTGGGGTCACTCATAAGGTCGTAGGAGCAATCCGGGTGGATGATGCCCGCGTAGTAGCCGTTGATCTTGGGCGCGTTCATCACCTTGAGGTAACGGACAGCGCGGCGCACGGCGTCCACGGTCAGGTAGTGGTTCTGGCTGTCGGTGGTGCTGCCGCCGCACAGGTTGGCGCGGCTGTCCACCTGGCCCTCGGCGTACTGCACGTTGGTGCCGCCGTTCAGCACCTCGCGGGTGATGGTGTCCAGGGTGCGGCCCGCCTGGCTGCCCAGCAGCTTGGTGGCCTGCACCAGGTTGTTGTCGATGGCGGAAAGCAGCAGCATATCGGACAGCTCGATGAAGCCGCCGTACTGCGCCACAGTCGCGGTGATGACGCCCATGTTGAGCTTCTGACCTTCGGGGGTCACACCTTCGGTCAGGGCCGTGGTGGCCTTGGGCAGGGGGTCATACTTGCGGAACTCGATGGTCTTACCGCCATTCTTGGGGATGGGGTGCTTCTGTCCGAACTGGTCATGGACCAGCAGCGGCTCCGCCATATCAATGAGATAGTCGGAGTAGAAGGTTTTCATCTCGCCGGAAAGGTCGTTCCCGGTGGTTGCGCTGGTCGTCTTGTTGATGACTGCATTAAACAGGTCCAGACAGACATCCAGCAGAATGAAGTTTCGGATGGTGTTCATGTTAAAATCTCCCTTCTGGGGAGAGGCTTAAAACTCGATGTGCTCTCCCCGTGCAGCTCTGCGGATGATCTCCGCGCGGTCCCTCTTGGACAGCTTGGAAACGTCATCCTTCACGATAAATGCACCCTGGGAGGTCGTGCCGTTTTCCTGGGGCCTTGTGCCCTTTGCGCGGATGCCGTCCACCACCTGCTTCTCCGTGGCCTTGGCCTGCATAGCGGCCACGCCCGCCTTGATCTGGTCCATGTGGACCACTTCATAAGCGTGCTGGACGGGAACGCCCGCCCGGAGCATGGAGAGGAACTGGGGGTTTTTGACCTCCGCGTTGAGGTCGAAGCTGGGGTACAGCCCCTTGACCTGTTCGGCCTCGCCGTACCACTGCTGGAGCTGCTGCTGCGCCCGCTGGTCGTTCTGCCGCTGGCGCTGCTGGCGCAAAAGCGCCTCGTTCTCCCGCTGGAGCTTCTGGAACTGCTTGTACTGCTCAACGGACATCCCCGCCTCCTCGGCGGCCTCGGACCAGTATGCGTCATCGTTTTCGATGGCCTGGGACAGCTTGCCCATGTCGCCGTCGCCGATCTGGTAGCGCTGCATCAGCATATCAATGACAGGCTGATACTGGCCCACCTGCTGCTCCAGGTTTCTGGTCTCCCGGAAGCGCCGGTCGATGATGCGCTGGGTCTCCTCGGTGTAGATGTCCTTGTACTCACCGTTCACAAGGTCCTGGAAAGCCCTGCGTTTGGCCTCCAGAGTATTGGACGTGGTGCTCGCGTCCGGTTTGTTGTCGCTCCCGGCGTCGGAGGACCGCTGCTGTCCCTCCTGGTCTCCGCCCTCGCCAGCCTCCGCCGGTTTGGCCTGCTTCCCGAAGATGACATTCTGGTATTCGCCCGATTTTCCCCGCCGGGTGGATGCGGGGGATGCCTGGGTCTCGCCCTGTGTGCCGGGTGCTCCGTCGCCAGAGGCCGCCGCCCCTGCGCCTGCTCCGCCTGCGGCACCGCCGCCGTCGAACAGGTTCAGCCGGATGTCCAGCAAATGCTTGAAGTTCATAGGATTGCCTCCTTTTTCGTCGCGGGTGTATCGCCCCCGTGCATCGGTCCCTGACTTCACCAGGGCAGCGGCCCGGTCCCCACCGTGACCGCCGCCCCGCATGGTGTGAAGCAGGAGGACAGTATAAGCGTATCAAATGCTTTTCCGCTTTTCGCCCCGAACTCGGAAAAAATTTTTATTTTTCTTCCCGGTACTCCACCTGGACCTGCTCCGGGTGGGCCTGGGCCACCTGGGCAAGGCCGATGACGGCCATCTCAAAGGCCGCCGCCGTGCCGTCGTCCCCGTCGAAGTCGAGCTGCACATCGCCGCTCTCCATCCGCCAGGTGTAGACCTCCACATAGCGTTCCCGCATGGCGTTGGTCACATATCCGGCCAGGGCGTAAAGGATGCCGGACACCGCCGCGCACGCCTCCACGCTGCCGGTGGCGTGGCCCTGGGCAGAGAGGATGCAGCGCTGGCCGTCCCGTTCGGCATAAACCTGGGTCATAACACGTCGCCTCCTGTCATTCGTTGCCCATGCTGGGGGTGCTGCGCTTTGCCAGCCGCTCCCCGTAGCCGGTCATGGGATGCTGGGCCTCCATGATGCCGCTTGCAAGGCTGTCCTTCTCGCTGGAGGGCGCGGGGCCTGCCGCCTGGCCTCGCTGGCCGCCGCCGGTAGGCTGCGCCGCTCCGATGCCCATGTCCTTGCCCGTGAGGGTCTGGATGATGAGGGCCATCTGGTCGAGCTGCTGGGACATCTGCTGGCAGATATTGAGAAGGGTCTGGCCGTTCTGCACCTGCTCCTTCACCTTGTCGATGCCCTCAAACTCCATCATTTCCAGAGCGCCCAGCGCCTCCTGCGCCCGCTCCGGGTTGAAGAAGCCCAGGCCGTACAGCTCCTTGGCCCGCTCGTTCTGTTCCATGCGGGAGAATGGGTTTTTCTTCTGGGCCTTGATTTTCAGGTCGAAGATGGGCTTGCGGTAGAGGGGGAGGCCGTCAGAGGTCTGGCCCACTTCCTGCTCCTTGATGCCCGCGTTGTTCATGTCGATGAACTGGTAGCTGCCAGGCGTCTGGCCCGTGATGCGGAACGAGCGGGTCTCGTCGTAGAACTGCCGAATAAGCTCAATGCACATCGAATTGATTTTGACGTGGGTGCGGTAGCTGGCTGCGATCATGTCCCGGCTGGCCTTGTTGCCCGCCTCCTGGAGGGCGGCGATGGCAGCGGCGGCGGTGACGCCGGACCCGGCGCTGCCGCTGTTCACGTCGCGGTTGGCCGCCGTGTCCTTCATCTCCTCGATTTTCATTTGCGCCACGGTCACATAGATGTCGTCCAGCGGGTTGGTGACAATCTCCTTGATGCGCCTGTCGTCAAGCTCACCCTGGACGTGGACCAGGGGCTTGCTCCAGTCCAGGAACTCCTCCTCGTTGATGCCCGTGCTGTCGCTGACGAAGAAACGCTTCTTGGTGGTCATCATGCTGTTTTCCAGGATGTTGGAGGACAGCTTGTCGATGTAGAGCTGCGGGTCCTTGCAGATGGCGACATAGCCGAAGCCCACCGGCGTGCCTTTTTCTGGGAACATCACATCCAGCACGACGGGGTAGAGGCCGTGGTCGTACCAGCCCGTGTCCCGGTAGTTGGGGTCGTTCTCGCTGGCAAACAGCAGGGTCTCGCCCACGAACTTGGCGTAGTGCAGCAGCGTCTTGCCACTGGCAGAGGTCGTCTTGTAGTACCAGTCCACCACCACGCTTTTGTTGCTGGTGTCGATGGTGTCATCGTAGATATACTGCTTCACGTCCACGGCCCCGCCGCTCAAATGGCCCTTGTGCTCCGGGTACTGCTGTTCCAGCAGGTCCTCGTCCACCAGGTCCACGATGAACAGGTTGCGGGACTTCTGGATGTCGGTCACGCCCGGCTCCCAAAACAGCTTTAGCAGGTCGATCTCCCGGATGTCCACGTCGCCCAGGCCGTTCTCCTTGGCGCTGTTCCAGAACACGCCATAGGCTGCCGTGCCGTGTTTCAGCTTCTCCCACCAGTTGTCAGAGTAGGTCTGCTCGTAGTCGTTGTACTCCAGGATGACCGGCAGCACGGAGGACAGCACCTTGGCGCTCTCCTCGTCGCTGCGCTCGCGGGGGAGGACTACCGGCTCCGGGTAGTTGTCCATGGCGTCCGCGTGCTTATTGAGAATAGCGTTGAACAGCCAGGCAGAGGACGGCTCCGGCCCTCTGTACTCCGGGTTGTCCGTGCGCTGCTTGCCCTTGCGGATGGCCTCCCAATGGCGCAGCTCCCACCATAGCTCATCCTGGACCACGCGCTCCTCCAGGCTGGCCTTGCCTTTCTTGTAGTCGCTCAAGATGCTGATTGCCTCCGCGATCTCCGCTCTGCCGATGCGCCGCTGCCCGGCGGGGGCCGTCAGCAGCATGGCCTCCATCTCCGGGTCCACGCTCTCGTCCTTCTGTACGCCGGGGACGCCCCAGCCCATCGGGGGCTTGCCCAGGGTCGCGTTCTGCTCGTTCTTCCGTCCGAAAAGTGCCATAAATCAATACCTCCTGTAAAAATCGTAACGGTCATACTGCTGGTCCTGTCCCAGGTCCAGCGGGTCATATACCACCAGGGCGGGGGGCTTGTTCCGCCTGGGTGCTATCGGGTTTTTCATGCAGACGTAGCGCAGCTCGTCGTAGATGTGGTCCTCGCCCTCGGTGTTGATGTCCTCCACGTTCTTCTCGTCGTAGACCAGGTTGGGGACCGTGCGGATGAAGTGCTTGCAGGTGTTGAACACATACAGCATGGGGATGCCCTCCTCGTCAAAGGCGAGGCGGTGATGCACCTGCATCTTGCCGTCGATGCGGGCGTGGTCGCCGCGCTCGAAGTACACCCGCTGCCGCTCCATCAGAGCGCCGATGCTCTCCGTGCCGTCGCTGCCCCAGATGGCCGGGTCTCCCACGCGGTTGATGCGCCGGTCCTTGAGGTTGGGGTCCTCGGCCTCGATGCGCCGTATCTCCCGCGCCACCTCGGACGGTTCCATCTTCACGCCGGTGTTGGGGGTGCCGGTGCAGCCGTAATACTCCCGGATGCGGTAGAGCCGCCGGTCCCGGTCCACGGCGTACCAGCCCACGGAGAAGGGCCTGGAGTAGCCCCAGTCAAGGCCGCACCAGATGGCCCAGTCCTGCGGGACCTTGAAGGGGGAGATGACGTGGGTGTTGATGCGGTCCGTGTAGTGGTCGCTGTCGTTGCGCCACTCCGTGAATACCTGGCCCGCGAAGGTGTCCCAGTCGCCGTACAGCAGCGCCTTGCGCTCCTGCTCCGGCATGGAGGCCAGGCTGGTGAGGTAGTCCGGGTTGTTGGCAAGCAGTATCTTGTTGTCAAACACGGAGGACGGCACGAAGATGCGGGACTTCCAGCGCGTCTCCTCGTGGCCGTCAGGGAAGCGGACCTTGAACTGCTCCCAGATCGTTTGCATGGGCTGGGCCGCCGTGATGAAGCGCTCCTTCACCCAGCCGTGGCCCACGCCGCCGGGGTTGGCCTGCGCCCGGATGTAGCAGCGGGTCCCCGGCCCGTTGGGGCGGTTTCGGGAGAACAGGTAGCTGTACTCCTCCCAGAGAAATTGCGTCAGCTCGTCAAAGTCGATGAAGTCATAGCGCTTGCCTTGGTAGTTGGTCCGGTCCTTGGTGTACTGCATAGAGCCGAAGAAAATCTTGGCCCCGGAGGGGAAGGTCCAGACGTGCTTGCTTTCGTTAAACCTGGCCTTTTTGTAGGCCCGTCTGTAAATCTCCGTGCTGCGGTCCATCAGCTCCGTGAGCTGCGGGAAGGTCTTGCGGAGGATAAGCCCACGGTAATGCGGTATCTCCACCTGGCGCAGGGCCTCGGCCAGGGCGCAGTCCGATTTGCCGCCGCCCGCTGCACCGCCGTACAGTGCCTCGTCCTCAAAGCGGGCCATGAGTGCCGCCTGGCGCGGCTGCGGTGTCCAGATGACTTTACCCATCGTTTGCGCCTCCCTCCGTCGGTGGGCCTGGGTTGTCCATCACGGGGGAGAGGAGCACCACACCGCTGCCCTCGTCCTCGTCGCCATCCTGGGCCTCCGGCTTGTACTTCCACGTCTCCGGCTTCCGGTTGGTCAGCCAGAACATTTGCGCCGCTGTATTGGCAGCTACATGGACTTCATCGCGGGCCTCCACAAGGGTCTCGACCTCGCGGATGCGCTTTCCCGTTTCTGGGTCATATTCCACGGTCTTTAGCTTGTAGTGCTTCACGATCTGGGCATTATATCCCAGGCAGCTCTTGAACAGGGCGTTTTCTACCTGCTCGTCCGGCACTTCACACGCCTGCGCGAAAGCAGCCGAAAGTGCCGCGTAGCGCTCGTCCCCCTCCTGGCCCTCGTCCAGGTATTTGCGGAAGGTAGAGTAGGCGATATGGAGGTTGGCAGCAATCTCCTTTGCCGTGGCCCCGTCTTTGGCCCACTTGATGATCTTGTCCAGGTTGGGGAGGACATGGGTCTCGTATTTACTTTGTGCCATTCGCTCCCGCCTGCCTTTCTGAAAAATTGGCTTCTCTTTCATCGTAGCAAAGGCGGCTTCTTTTTTCGCCCCGAAGGGAGGATGTTTTTTCATTCTGGTGTTCACGCGTGTGTGGGGGACCCTCTCACCCTCACCATCCCCCCCATACCCCCCTTCCTCTCCCTCTCTCCCTGGAGCGGGGGAGACCATTTTCGTGGCCTCACGAAAAAGATAAGAGACCCCAGGCCATAGGCCCAGGGTCTCTCTGATATGCTTATGCTTTGCTTTTGCTGTGCTTTTCTATCGTGTAGGTGGCCCCGTAGCGCCGCCGCCCACAATGGGAGCAGGTCACTTTGTGATCTACGCCGCCGCCCACGCGTTTGAGGTCGTAGCCCTCCTGGAGCATCGCGGCGCACCTGCCGCAAAGGTCCTTCGGTTCGGTCATCAGTCGCTCACCCCCTTGAAGCTCTCCCGTTCCATCGTCATGCGGGCCAGCAGGCTCTCATACATCCGCTTGTAGGTGTCCCGCTCAGTCTGGGCGATTACCAGGGCCATGGGGGCCGTGCCGCCCTCTGTGTCCCCGCGTACCGGCTGTGCCTCGTCCTCGTCCTCCTGGGGGCTTGCAAGGCCAAACTGGGCCAACCCCAGGCCGGAGAGGAGGCCGAGGTCCACCTGTTCCATCTCCCGCTTGGTGCAGCGTCCCACATAGCGCCCCACACGGCTCTTGTCCACGGTGTACACGTTCTCGCACAGGGCCGTGCTGATGTGTTCGGTGGAGCGGATGGTGATGTGCTCCGGCAGCTCCTTCTTGGGGGAGGCGGAGCAGTAGACCACCTGGACCACGGGGCTGTTGTCGTTCAGAGCGTCGCAGCTCACGATGATGGCGGGCCGGTCCTTCATCAGCTCGTGGCCGATGGCGTTCGGTATATCTACCCAGTAAATCTCCCCGCGCCGCATAGCATTGGCAGGGAATGTGCCTTTCTTTGCCATAATCAAACCTCCGTGATAGTCAGATTGAAGCGTTCCCGCAGGAGCTTCTTTTTCATCTCGTACTGGGCCGTCTTGGTGGCCCGGCTCTTGACATCCTCCACCACCGGCAGCCAGAACACGGTGCCGTACTTGTCCGGCGCGGTGGGGCGCTCGTAGGCGAAGTCGGCCACATAGTGGATGGCCCGGACCCGCTCGCCGGTCTCCGTGATGTAGCTTTCCTGGAGGGTGTACTGCTGCTGGAGGCGCAGGTTGCGTATCTGCCCGGCCTTGAGCATCAGCATCAGCTCGTCGTAGCGGCGGGCCTCCTTCTTGCTGTCGAAGCGGAGGTTGCCCCGGCTGTCCGGCTGGTTGTGGTACTTGGGGGCCTTGGTCTTGCCCACGATGCCCAGCTTCTCCATGACCTGGCGCTGGGCCTCCGGCCCCATGCGTTGCAGGTCTGCGGCGGTCAGTCCCATCTCTCGTGCCTCCTTCCGTTTGGTGCAGCGGCGGGCCGGGCCGAAGCCCTGCCCCCGCAGAAACATCATGGGGTGCAGCAGCTTCCCGGACAGGCCGCAGAAAACTGTGTTGTCCACGACGCGCACATACTCGCACTCGTCGCAGTATTCGATCTGGCCCTCCCGCTCCAGGGCCATCTCCAGCGGGGTCTTATCCAGCATTAGCCTGCGCCTCCTCACTTCTTTGGCCCATAGGTGATCTCTTTCAGCTCCGGGTAGCGCTTCTCGAAGGGAATGAGAGGCTGCCGGTCCCGGATGACCTCTGCCAGCATCCGGTCCAGCTTCACTTGCCAATAGTCCGCCTCATTCCCGCCCTCCAGGGCCTCGTGGAACAGGTCGTAGGTCTTGCCCCAGGCGTCGGTCAGCCGCATGATGCGGTCATAGCCGAAGCCGAACTCCGTGTGAAGCGTCACCTGGAGGGTGTCCAGAAGAAATTGCCGGGTCAATCGCTCTGACGCTGCGGCGTATTCCCGCCGGATGGCCCGCTCACGGGCCAGATAGCCGGATTGCTTCATGCTCGCGCCTCCTCCGCTTTCAGCTTGCGCTTGCGCCGGGCGTAGGCGCTGTCGGCGGCGGCCTGGCCGGGGTGTGCCAGGCGGCGCAGCCGGGCCTTTTCCCGCAGCTCCTCCCGGTGGGCCTGCTGGTATGCCCGGTTCCGTGCCCGCTCCTTCTCCGGGTCCCGGTTCCGGTCTTTCAGCTTCCGGCGCTCCTCGGCCTTGCCGTCAAACCAGCCGATGTGCTTATAGCTGGCCGCGAAGCAGCCCTCGGAGCAGAAGTACGTCGTGGCCTGCCGCTTGCCGTCCCGCTCCACCTGGCGCACCCAGGGGGTGTCCGCCGTGGTCACGATCTGCTTCCCGCAGGTGCCGCAGGTGCGAAACAGGGTCAGCCGGTTGGCTGTCTGTCGGCGCACGCTCATAAGTCGGACCTCCGCTCCATCACGCCCAGGATGTACTTGCCGTCCTCGCCGCGCCGGGCGTGTATCTCGTACTTCTCCCGCATCTCCTTGACGGAGAAGAACGGGACGGCCAGCCGCCAGCCCAGGGCCGTCTCCGGGGCGTCCGGGTCCATGGCCCGCTCCCCGTGCTCCAGCACCACGGCGGTGAGCACAGCGTCCACAAGGGCCTGGGTCTCCTGGTTTCCGGCATCCGCCTGGGCCAGGGCCTCCCGCAGCTTCTCGTTCTCCTTGGCCGTGTCGGCCACCTTCTTGCGCCAGCGCCCCAGCTCATGCTCCAGGCGCTTGATCTTATCGACGTTTCTTTCCATGTCACTCCGTCCTCTCGTAGTATTTCAGCAGGTTGGCGGCCACCGTGCAGCTTTTCCAGTCCTGGAGGTTGGCGCAGTAGCGGTCCGCGTACTCGGCCAGGGCCTCCCGGTCCGGGAAGCTCATGCAGCCGCCCTCGCAGCGGACGCACAGCCGCTCGTCCCAGCGAAAGAACGGGCACGCCCAGGTCTTGTGTGAGTAGCCAGCCATTTGTCCGCCCCCTTGCTCATTCCGTGATCTGTCGCTGTCCTGCCGTGCTGCCCGGCAGGCCGATGGGGTTCTTCCGCAGCATCGTCTCGTAGGTTTGCTCGAAGCGCTCCATCTCGAAGTATTTCTTGTCCGGCGGCATGAACGCGTCGATGCCGCCCATGGCCTCGATGAC